AATGCTACATCACCATTTTGTACTAATTCCATCATAACTCTGTTATAGTCATTAGCCCGTTTGTGAAAATTAGATAGCGCTATGAACATACCTTGCTCCTTATTTGATTGTTTTTGACGAACACGCTCTACAACATGTTTATGTTTTGCTTCCATGGCTTCAGCTGGGTGCTCTCCACCTTCTAATCCAGATGCCAAGTGACCTAATTCATGTAAAATTGTTGAGGCTATTTCTGACATTAAATCATTTTTATTAACTGAATTCTCATGTAATTTGGCTAAATTCTCTAAAGCCAAAAATACAACTCCGGGCTCCGCAGATGTGACGTGACCTGACTCACCTAAGTTTTGACCAGATACTGGCGCAAATTCTTTAACATACTGGTCTAGCCGTTCTGCAGAAACCGCAGGCTTAATATGTTCATGCCATAACTGACGAACGTCATTTTGGTACTCTCCAGGAATTCTAGAAAAACTAGGCTCTCCAGGAAAGACTTCAGGACCGGCCTCATCTTCCTGGGGCTCATCATTCTGCAAGTAAAACCCACGCTTTGATAACTTAATATCTAAATTTGATTTCTTTTTTTTCTTTTTCTTAAAAGGATCTTTTCCAAGACGGGTCTTTGCCTTAGCCTTAAATATATTAGTTACAGTACCATAAAATTTGCCAGGTTCTTTTTCGGGGTCATATTGCTTCTTAACTTCTTTCTCAGTTTCAATCCAAAGTTTTTTTTCAGACTTTGTCATATCTGCTGGAGCAGCAAGCTTCTCAGTACTCTTTGATATTTTAAATGACACCTTAAACTCCTTCAACAACTTTTCGATCTGCCAAAAATTCTGTTGGATCAACATGCTTTCCTTTATATTTTAAGGAAAAATGAAGATGGGGCCCGCGAGCGCGACCTGTGCTCCCAGCTAACCCAATAACCTGACCTGCACTCACTTCTTGCCCCTCAGTGACGTTAGCTTCACTTAAATGTGAGTAGCTAGAATATAATTGATCACCATGATCAATTATTACAAAATTTCCTGAAATCGCATCATTTGAAACTTTTACTACCTCACCTTTGCCAAAAGAAAGAATCTTAGTTCCCTCCGGAGCTCTTAAATCAACCCCAGAATGGAATTGACGGGTTTTTGTAATAGGATGATTGCGCTCTCCATATGGAGAAGTAATGACATGAGTTTGAGAATCGACTAATGTAGTGGGACTTGTTGGTAATGGTTCCTGCATTTTGGGGGCACTATAGAGAATTTCTTCAATTATTCTCTCTGCCTCACTTAATGATTCATTGTCCTCAGCAAAAATAAACAAACTAGCTTTCTTATATTTTTTAACTAATGATGGTAATAGATATTGATTCATCAATGTTTTGGCTTCATGGCCAACTTCTTCTGCAACATAATTTAATGCTTTCTCGAAATCTTTAGTTTTCTTTAATTGTTCTTTCATTAAATGATTTGCATGAAAACCACGAATGTCTTTAGCAGTTATACCAAAGTCTTCTAAGTACCTATTGACTACTTTGGGGCGTATCTGTTTGCCCTCTTCATATTCAAATATTAAATCTTTGGATTTCTTTCCCTTTAAGAGTTTTTTGATTTCAGAAACAACGGCAGCATCATCAAGAATTAAATCTTGAGGAACACCTTTCTTTCCTTTGAATTTAAATCGGATTTTATTACCAGTTACGGTAGCATGTTCTTTTAGTAATGTGGTAGCCCCAAACGTACCCATTTCTTCAGCAGAAGCCTCATTTCCAACACGAATAGCTGTATTGTCAATGAGCCCAACGATTGCAGCCAAGGCACGTGTCTTGGCGTCATTATTGTCTTTTAAGTCTGCATGGTATTTTTTTCTTAGCTTCTCAATATCCTTTTCTAGTTTATTGATTTTGTCAGATTTTTGTTTCCAACGCTTTTCTATGTGCTTTTCATCATAAACTCGGATCTCGCCACTAGGAGTCTTTCTTTTCTCCACATAGTGTTTTTCATACTTTCGCTTGGCTAAAGCTAAAAATGGGAGGGTCATAGCTTAATAAGTTTCCTATAAATTACTTATTGGTATTTAGTTTATCTTTAATAATGATACGATCTACCTCTCCAGTTATCTTTGCGATGCGCAATGAAAGAGAGTCCAGATCGCTTTCAATCATATTAATTCTAACCAAAAGTCTTCTGTACCTTTCTTTCCATTTATTAATAGAAGCTAACCATCCATCAATAATACGTTTTAAATAAATCAATTCATTCTTATCTCTGCGCTTTAAAGCATCCCTAGCACGAGAATTTATATAATCCATTATCCTTCCAAGATCAAATGGGTTCTCATAATCTTCATCTGTCAGGTTTGCAATTTTATTATATAAATCAATCATTTATGATTATACTCCTGGCGCCATAGGTGAAGGGCCTCCAGGGAGCCCGCCTGGTCCAGCGCCTGGCAATCCGCCTTCCATTGGCATGCCCGGTAGGCCGCCTGGCATACCCATTCCCATATCACCCATTGGTGGAAGTGGTGGCATTCCACCAAGTCCGGCTCCCATCCCCATATCCATTCCCCCTCCTGGCATGCCTGGAAGCGGAGCTGAAACTGAACCTGAAGGGCGTGAAGCCTCGGGATCAATAATTGGCTCATTTGGATCTAGTGAGCGTAATTGGGCCAAGTTCATCTTCCCTAGGGCCTCCCGTTCTTTTATCATGATTGCTTCTTCAATAGCCTCCTGGCGGATATTCACATTCTCATTTTCACGAGATAGGCCTAAGCTCCTATCAAGAGTTCTAGTTGACACTTTTTTGCGCTCAACCAAAGTACTAATATGAGCAATATAATTATCTAGATCATATAATGTCATATGATTCCATTCAACCTTAGGTACAATCAATCGCTTCTTACCACCTTCAAGTTTATAGAATTTTTGAATTTCAGAAATTGGAGCAAAAATTTTCTTTTCTAACCATTCTGCCATCATAGTTCTAAAACTATTATATCTCTGGCGCATAACATCTAAGGCTACAGAGGCAGAAGCATAAGATGCACCTTCCTGCGTCATAATTGACTTAGGAACCATCAGCCCCATAAATAAATTATCAATAATCATTTGAAAATCAGCATTTGTATCTAATACTGCGCCAGTATACCCCACACGCTCAACATTTACAGCACTATGGGTAAATATTTTAAAGTCCTTATTATACTGTGCCTGCTCAAAAATTTGACGCCAATTTTCAATTTCATCTTGTCTAGGATAAAATCCTTCAGGGCCATCAGCTCCTATCTTAACTAATGTCATTGGATTTACCATGCCATCAGCCTGAACAAACTTGCTTTCGCGTAACTTATCATAAAGCATAAGGTCCTTCCAAACACTTACAATAATTGAAGTGCCACGGACATCATATGGAGAAGCAACATTCTTAAGATGGCTTATATTGAAGTTATCTAATGGTATATATTCATTTGCATATATGTGATGAACCAATTGAGGATCAAGAGATTCTCTAATGCGTATATGCTCAGGATCTGAGCTGTTAACTATTTTTTGTAATTCTGGATCTGGCTTTAAAAATATTAATGGGTTCTTAGATTGGATAGATGACGATTTTACAACAATGTAATCTGGATTATGCTGATAAATATTATCCCACATACCAGTAGTTTCATCTAAAGACGCATATATGAATACTTCACCCATTTTCCAAAATTCCAATGAAGTATCTTGAACTACTTTTTGCAACCCAACGCGGTCTGCCATGTCTTGGAAAAACTGCTCTACCTTTTTATCATCACACTTTATATTTAATTTACTAATAGGATATGTGGCATGTAAGTTTATAGCATTTCTAACAATTGGATTTGTTTCATAAAATGCTCTATTCCAAGCATTCGCAGTCAACCGATCTCGCGGTAATTGGAGATTTTGAGCCAAAAATAATGGAGAATATGTTTCAGGAGCAAGATGTGTAGTATTAGATGAAGAATTTAATAATCCTGCTTTATTACCACTTGTTACGAATTGTCCAGTGCTTGAAGCAAAGCTAACTAATCCGAGATTAGGTCTAGATGACGAGTCTACTGTTCTATCACTAAGTTCTCTCAAATATTCCTGACGGCTCTGACTTAGGTTTTGTATTGCACGCTTGCTAAGTTCTTTTTGTCCTAGCATACTACGCATTGTGCTATTACTAGGTCCGCTATCATCAACTAATTGGGGTGCATCTGCCGCCACTCCCAATTTTGAGCGCACACTTGTATAGAACATATTGTCTAATACTTTCTGGAAACCGCCGCCAGAAGCAGAACCATCTGCTACCTGCCAACGGTCGCTTTGTCTAATAGCATTTTCCATCTGAGCCTGTGAAATTTCCATGCCAACTCCTTATCTTAGCTTGGGCATATATCCTAATATTGGTCCTGGTGGCCGACCACCACGTTTTTTGCCACTTTCAACACTTTTAAATCCATTTGTTGCAATAAACTTATAGGCCACAATCGCATATAAGACGGCCATTAAACCGTCATTCGGAATTGCGCCCTTATCATATCTTCTAACCAAATTGCCATTTCTTTGTATATTCTTAACTTCCATTGAAGTCATGTGTTTCATTAACCAACGGATTTGTTCAAATGACTGAGAGTCTTTTACAGGAAATTTAAATTTGCCCTTACGAACAAGTGCAAATATTTCCTCGACCATCATATCTTTATTTAATACTACGCGTAATTCTTTACGCTTATATGTTAATGTACTAGCTAGAGTTCCACTATTTATACATCCAAGAAACTTCGCACCGTAATTTAAAGATGATTGCATATGCTGTACGACATCTTGGCCATAAAACCAGTCTGCTGCGCATGCTTGAATTCTAAATCTTCTAAATAATTCTTGGATTACTTCAACCTTATACGTAAAATCATTTCTAGGTAAGCGCCAGGCATTTTCAACTGTGAATGTACCCTTTTTATCTATGGATAAAATCGAAATAGCCGTATAGGACTGCCCCATTGTGGAACTATCATCTTCCGTATAATCTTTCCCACCCCAGTCAATTCCCATCACCATAACTTTATCAGAAACATCCTTAATACCCTTCGATAGATTCCTAGAGCTATCCATAGCATATTTTTCAATTTCTTCCCAAGTTAATGTTTCTGAACCACCACTGAAAAACTCACCGAGAGTCTCATTTCTCCATGCCTTCTCGCTACGAGCAGGGTTGTGCTGAGGATCATAATCTAAAATTTGCTCTTTAGTATATCGTGGATTCAATAAAACATTTAAATGATATCCTACATACTTAGGTTCCTTTCCTGTCTTTGGATCTATTTTTCTGGTCGGCATCCAGCGCCCACCTTCGATTGCCCCGACTTTGTGCTGAACATGTCCACATTTTGGACATTTAACATCATGACCTGGCATTAAAATTTTACGCCACTCATCACTACCAACAGTATATAAAAAGAAATGATCCTTACACTCAACGCATTTTAGTTGATAGTATCGCTGATCGGATGCCTCCCATATAGTATAGAAATATGAGCCAGTATTTTTGGGCGTTCCGAAAAACAATTGAACACCTTGCATTGGAGGTCCATGCTGAGCTGACGTGAGAATGCGCAAGCAGTTTTCAACAGCCTCTTGAGTCATGTCCTGAATCTCATCGAAAAATACGCCATCCATAGAAAGACCACGAGTACGACTCGCATCTCTTCCTACAGAGTCAACTCTTAATTTATTAAATCCAATGAAAGTCTTCTCAGTCATTGTATCATCAAGAGCGCCCTTTCCGTGAACCGGGTCATTTCTAAGTAAGCGTTTTGAGATATAACCATTTTGCGAATCTTGGATAATTGTAGCCAACTTATCTCTTGCATACTTAGACATAATTCCTAATGTAGGAAATGCATGCAAAATTCGCATCGGAGGGGCATTCTTCCCGGCCCCATATACGCCTGAAGAAGTAAAATATAAAGACAACACTGCGGCAAGCACTGTTGCTCCAACCTGACGACCTTTAAGAATTACAGTAGGCTTTGCCTCTGGGGATGAAGCCTGAGCAGCGACATCCCTATAGAGATCTGCCATAAATTTCCACCCATTTCCAGTCATATCAAATGGGCGACCATCTATTGTAAGGTGATTTTCAGCAAAAGCTACAGGATCTAATACGGCTAATTGTTTTTTAAAATCAGAAAATATATCCTGATGTATTTCAAACTGGCTCTTCAATGTCATTATTACCTCTTAAATATATCTAGCAGAGGGATTAGATGACGTAAACATATACCTATTTGGATCATATGGCCCAGTAGATGTTTGAGAGCGAGTATTAGGAACTGCCCCAGGCGCAGCCTGTGGTAACATTTTGTTTATATCAGGACGATCAATTTCGCCCAGTAGCTCTCTAACATATACTTCTATTGAATCTCTTCCTAGCTTTGAAATCAAGCTTCGCAATCTTCTGTCATCTGCAATCCCAGAAAGGATCTGCTCTAAACTTGCATAGTTTCTGCTACTGGCTAGACGATTGCTTACAAAGTCTGCAATTAATTGTAAGTCTTCATCAGAAATCGTCACCGCAGCTTGCTTACCAATGTGCTCTAATAAAATATTGATTTCATTATCATTTAAATTACTAATTGCATCAGAAGCCAACCTTGCAGTTTTTAAGTTTAATTTTATCTTATCTAAAATATTATCTATATTGTTTTTCCTAGCGCTTAAAACAATCTGTTTTCCAGCAGTTTCCTTTAGTGCTTCTAATTTAATAATTAAAGAATTACGCTCAGATTCAGTTAGTGCCACCTGCTCTTCATTTAAAGAACATATTTTATTTAAAGCACAACCAAGTTCCATATCGCTCACAGATGCCGTCTTAGCAAGTGTTGACAGCCCGACACGCATACGCAAGTCTTCAACCATACTTTCTACTGTATGGCGCACGCCAGTCTGTTTATTTATCGTTGGGTCGTCATCTGTTTTTAGTGATGACTCACTTAAATTCTGACTACTAGCAATCGTATCAATGAAATTAGAAAGCCAGTCTGCCTGTATTTCATTACGCATTGCTCTAACCTTATTAGAGCGGTCCGCCGCATTTAAGAGTGGCGAAAGGCCGTCCATTATTTGCTGTAATTCTGAAAGCTCATGATTCGACATGGTTACTCTCCTTATGCATAATATGTAGTAGAGAAGTCAATACCATTACCATCAGATGGATCGGCATCTTCACTAAGTCTTCCAAAATCTTTAAATACTGGCATGCCCTTTTCTACAAGCAAGTTCTGTATGCTTAATTCTTCGCGTGGAGTAAATGAATACTTTTTCTTTAGTTTAGCATAAACTTCTTCAATGTTCCTGCCTGCAGAAACACTAGAATTAATTAAGAGTCTGGTAATTGCATGCAAAAATGGATCTTCAAAAAGAACTATTCTGGCAGTTTGAGCTTCTTTCACAAATGCCTCTTCGCCGCTTGCGAATTTCTGTACCTGCTCTGGAGTTGGCTCTGCAATAGAAACAGGAAGCATCTGTGGTAGGTCATAACCATTATCTACTTCTATATAATATTGAATATTAATGCCGTCATTTATTCTTGTAACAACATCCTGCGCAATCTTTACAGATGCTTTCTTACGATACTTCTCACTTCGCTTGCTGGATAACTCCCCATGTCTAGTTTCAAGCTTTGAAATGAAATCATAAATCATCTCTCTAATATTTTCTGCCTCGCCCTCATCAATTACATTATCTTTATCGCTTTGAATTGCCTTACTTATTTCTTTATCTAATTCTTTTAAATATGCAATCGCACGTTCACACCCTACAGTAGTATTGCCAGAATGACGAGGCAAATTAGACATACGATTTTTCAAATATACAATAAAGTGATGATGGTCTCCATCATGCTCCCAATCTTTTTCACGAGGAGCCTCCTCATTATGTTCCTTTGGATTTAGCTCCTCAACCGTAAGGTCAGTCCCAGGCATCAAATCCTCAAGGACCTCTTCGACAACTTCTGTTAAATCCATCTCACCAGGATTGTCATCAACTTCAAGAACTGGGGTTTGTACCTGCTCAACAAGATCCATCTTATTCCTCCACGTCTTCTAAAAGACTTTTTATTTCATAATATGTATTAATTAAATGATAGTCTGGCTCAAAATTAGATGTTTTTTGTAATGGTATTTCACCAGTATTTGCATACATATAAAATACTCCATCAAACATCTGTTGGGCTTCTGAATTATCGGAATAATTTAGAAGCGGGTAGGAAAACAATCCTGCCTGGCCTAATCCACTAAAGACCCTAGGATAAGAGGGGCTA